ACTGTATATGCACGAGAACACAGACCCAACCCAGACCACGCTGGCATTTGCGGAGAGTGGAGCGATCGATATCAATCAGGGGCAACGCTACACGAGAGTCAGTAAGATCTACACAGACACCGATCAACAGGCTGCTGGAGTAGTCAACTACAGTTTCTTTACGAGCTCCTCGGGGGATGCTGCAGAAACGGAGAGTTCTGCATTCCCATTGGAGTCCGATGGTGTGATTGATACAAGGCTGCAGGGTCGCCAGATTCGACTCAAGGTATCTGGTGAGCTCACAAGTGACTGGACGGTTGGCTCTCCAAGATTGGAGCTTCACCCTGGAGGGACTAGATGAGCTATCTGCCGAGTCCACCAACTTTTTACAACTCTGGATTTTTTTCAAATGCCTTTCAGCAGATCAGCCAGTCGCTCGGTCTCAGTTATCAGAAAGGGAGCGACATCGAGCTCAATAGTGAGCAGTCGTTGATCATCGTTTCCCCGAATGGGACAAGGTACAAAATCGAGGTAGACAACTCCGGGACACTGAGCACGACAGCATTATGATTGAGAAACACTTCTACCCGCTGATTCGACGAGCTCTGGAGCGAGACGGGATTGACGCAACGGTAGAAGAGGTGTTGGACACGCTATATGAGGGACGAGCCCAGCTGTGGAAAGCCAAGAGCAACCAGTCTCTGGCGATCACCTACTTCTCCACAGATCCAGATGGGCGGAAGGTCTGCAACGGCTGGATCATCGCTGGAGATATGAACGAGATAATGAGCGAGGTGATCCCCTCGATGATTGACCAGGTCAAGGATATTGTTGATGTGTTTCGACAAGAGGGCAACCCAGCGTACCAGAGGATCCTCAATAAGCTCGGATTCAAAACCAAAAAAATAGTAATGGAATTATAGGAGAGGCTTATGTGTGGAGGTGGTGGGAACCCAATCAGTAAGGCTGTAAGCGGAGTAAAGAAGGCTGTTGGAGGAGCAACCGGAGCTCTCCAGGGAGCCGTTGGGAATGTAACTCAAGGAGCTCAAGGAGTAGTCCAAGGGGCTCAACAGGTAGGATCCGGAGATCTCCGAGGGCTACAGACGATGGGAGGAGCGGTTGTCAATACGGGCAGTGGGCTCGTTGGCAACAGTGCAGATCTGACTCGAGCAGCAATCGACGGGGTCTATTCAGCACCTGGGATGCAGATGCTGGAAGGAACTCCCTTGGACGGGATGATCCGAGGCAACCTCAAGGGAGCCGTAGGATCAACTGAAGGGATGATCCGTGGGAATGTTGCTGGTGTCCAAGACATCCCAACGGATATTGGGAAGGGAGTCCAGTCAGGTATTGACCAAACAAGAAAAGGCCTGGAACACCTCGGAGGCCAGATTAGTGGTGTGCTAGGAGATCTAGCTGGGGCTTTAGGTGGAGGAGGTGGCGCTGCCGCTGGTGGTGGCATCAGCGCTCCTCAATACTACAAAGACCTTGCTCAGAAACAAGCCCAGTACGGGATGAATCTCCCGGATAAATTTCAAAGGTACGAAGGGGAGAGGTTTGCTGCACCAAGCGATCGGACCACGGCTGCAGAGACTGCAATCTACAATAACAACGCGAACTCTCAGCAAAACGCCTACAACTGGGCAGGCCAGCTGATGAACCAGGGGAACCAGTACCAATCGACTGGCCCAACGGCAACCAGCTATGGGAATGCGAACGCCAATCTGGCTGGTCCGGTGAATTACTCTGGGAAAAGCTTTGCGGATAATATGCAGCAATTCCAGAACCCGTACACCGATCAGGTTGTGAATCAGTCACTAAAGGATTTGGATCGAGCTCGTAAGATGACGGCTAACGAGATTTCGAGCTCCGCTGCCAAGCAGGGAGCTTTCGGTGGCAGTCGTGCCGCTTTAATGCAGAGCGAAAATAATCGCAATTTCCTCGATAGAGCAGGAGCCCTTTCTGGTCAACTGCGGCAGCAAGGGTTCAACACTGCCAGTCAAATGGCCCAGGATGAACAGATGAAGCGTCTGGGGTTAACTGCCAGTGAGACTCAGAACGTGAGGGGCTACCAGAGCCAGGGGAACCTAGCGGGCCAATCTCTGACAGCACAGTCTCAGGAAAACCTGCAGAGAAACAGGTTGCAGGATGCAGCTTCTCAAGCCCAATACGGTCAGGCTGCGAATAACGCAGCCCTGAGCGCAGCCCAACTGCAGGGTCAGCTAGGCGGACAGATGGATGATCGGACACGTCAGCAACTCTACGATCGGCTGCAGATGGGACAAGCCCAGGATTCGAGAAATCAACAGCAGGCAGACTTCAACTATCAGCAGTTTGTTGATGAGACCCAGAATTTTCCACAGCAGTATCTGGCAAATCTTAACAACGCTGGGGGGTTAGGCTCTCGGCTGATCTACACGCAACAACCCACTTCTGGAGGTGGTCAAAGAGGAGGTCTTTCCGGGATCATTGGGGGAGCTCTCTCTGGCGCAGCTGCAGGAGGTCCCTGGGGAGCTCTGATCGGTGGAGGTCTCGGTGCTCTTGGGGCAGGAGTTCCTCAGAATATGAGTGGGTTAGATAAATTTACCGGGCTATTCGGAGATGCTCCGGTTCAGTACAATGATGCTCCTACTCTGGGGCTTAACTCTGGATTCGGTCCAGATTGATAGGAGAAAAAGATGTTTGGACTATTAGATGATATCGATCGCCAGGATGTGAAGGACTTTCTCAATAGTGCAGTAGACAATACGGCAGATCTCTACGACACTCTGACCGAGTACGACTATTCGAATATGTTCGATGATATCGGTGACTACTTCCGAGGGCTGCTGTCTGATGAGCCAGCCAGCCCGATGAGCTCACAAATGGGGGCAGCCTTTGGGTCGAGAGGGAGAGGCAGACCAAGACCTCAAGCAATCACCAAGACAACCGTGGAGGTAAGTCCAGGAAGACCAAGACTGATGGACGTATTGCAGTCAGCAAACGCAATGGGACCAAAGCCGAGAACTGGAATGCAAGACGTTGCAAGAAACTACCGGAGAGACTATCCAGAGTACAAGGCACTTAGAGATTTAGATTCTCCACCAGCCACCTCGATGACTCGACTGATGCGCTCAGAGTACCCATTCAACCGGACTCAGATGATGGAGAATGTCCCGTTGATGAAGAGAGTCAGCCCAGAGCGCAGACAACTGGCAGAGTTTGCTCGTCGCAATCCTGGAGGAATGCGAAACGCCCCAGATTACGGCAGTGAGACCGCTGTAATCCGTCCAGCCAGAGCGTACGGGCTAATTGACGAGGCCAGTGGAGAAATGCTGGCTAACCAGGCGAGTCAAATGGCAAACAAATATTTCGATAGACTCAGAGGTTTCTAATGTATCCAGGACTCCTATCCGATGAGCAGTTAGAGGCTCAATACAATCAGTTTAGAGTCAACCCGATAGCGATGAACCCGCTGCAGATGGCTCTCTACCAGGCTGGTCAGGGAATCGCTACGGGGGAAGGGGATCGTCTTGATCAGATCCTCCGTGGTGCTGCTCAGGGAGGAGTGCAGGGATACAACCAAGGTCTGCAGAATCAGATGATCTATCAGCAGTACCAGGAGAGGCAGGCCCTGCTCGAGGCCGAGGCTCAACGCAAACGAGAGCAGGAAGATGTTGAGAGACGTTACCGGGAAGCGCTGACAGAGCAGGCGAAGGCTACTGCAGCAAGCTCTCGAGAAGCAGCGGCAAGACCAGGGAATGAGCTCAAGAAGTATCGGGAGGAAGTGATAAAGCTCTTTCCTGATCCCAATAACGAAACCCGTAAATATCTGGAGGCTGCAGGGCCAGCTGAGGGGCAAAAGATCCTGGCAGGATTAGCGAAGAAGAAGCCAATCAACGAAACAGACCGGGCCAATCTGCTGGCGATGATCAACTCAGCTGATGGGGTCAGTGAAGCACAGAGAGGTGCGTTAGTTGAGATGGCAAATGAGCGGGATGCTGAAGGGAAGCTCTCCAATAATTACTCCTCAATAATGGAGAGACTTGAACAGGAGCAGGCGAAGAATCAGCCCAAGACACCTGCAGGGCCAAAACTATCAGACAACGAAAGGATCCTGTTGCAATCCGAGGGGCGAACCCCAGAGGCTGAGATCGCCTTTGGGAATGAATACACGGTCCCTGTGAAATCACAGACTCAGTACAACCAGGACGGTTCTCAAACCGTTATCCCAATTTACAAAGAGATTCCTCAATCAATACGAAAGAAGTATCCAGAGCTTACGTCTCAGGCTGATCAGATTCGAGCTCAGGCAAAAGAAAGCACAAAGAGACCACCTCAAGCTGTGCTGGAAGCACAAGGCCAAGTGGACGAGCTCCGCAAGATTGAGGCGACAATCCAGGCAGAAGGAGCAGATATCCCACTGACCAAGTTTGATCAGATCTCCAATGAGATTCTGGACTACGTTCCCTTTGGGAATTATGCCCAGGATGAGGATTATCGCAAAAA